CTTGACTCCAATTCTAGGTGTCAAGGATGGTCACTAGAGTTGCGCTTCGCATGGGAAGAGGAACTGGTCGGTGAATTTAAGACAATCATCGACCGGTTTTTCTACCCCAATAGTAAGCCCCTGATTAACTCCTTTATGGATCTTGCGATCCGTGGAAGGTTGGGTCCGGGTGCGAGCATCGGTGCAAACGGGACTGACTTCTACACGAAGTTATTCTCGTCCGAGCTAAGTGCAACGTCACCAGAAGTGTACAAATGGTACCTTGAGTATATCGGTTGGTTTACCGATTGGGGACACGGCGAATTCGATCGCCTTATGTCCTTCGGCTTGCCTAGGTATACTTTAAGTAATTCTCTCTCCTTCGTTCGAAAAACACGCGACATTTCACGTTCTATCTGTACCGAACCGACGCTGAACATGTTCTTCCAGCTAGGTCTCGGCGAGATTATAGGTGAGAGACTAGGCGAATACTTCGGTATTTTCCTAGAATCTCAGCCCGACCGGAATCGTGAGCTCGCTTGCAGGGGTTCTCTCGACGATAGCATTGTTACTATCGATCTCGAGAGTGCTTCTGACTCCATGAGTCTGGGTATGTGTGATGAGTTTATCCCGGAATATCTCCTTGATTTCCTGTATAGACTTCGTTGCCCCTACTCATCTATTCATGGAGATGAGCTGCGTTTACACATGATAAGTACAATGGGAAACGGTTTTACGTTTCCTTTACAGACTTGTGTATTCGCATGTGTCGTTGCTGCTGCTGCGAGGATCTCTGGCGATAAACTCACCAGAGCAGACTCGCAAGCCCCGAACTGGGGGGTCTTCGGGGATGATATCATTTGTCCTAGCGGTAAAACTGCTAGACTCGTGACTCGTCTCCTGGAGATCCTTGGGTTTAGGGTAAACAACAGCAAGTCCTACTATCAGGGACCGTTTCGAGAATCTTGCGGCGTTGACGCCTACTTAGGCGTCAATGTAAGAGGTGTCTATCTAAAGACCCTCCTTACGCAGGAATCTCGATATGTCGCCATCAATCTCTTGAATGAGTGGACTGCTCGCAGTGGGATTAATCTCCCACGGACAGTCGGATATCTGAAGGACAGTGTGAGGGATTTGGCAGTCCCTCCGTTTGCCCCTGAGGATTCCGGAATCCGTACTCCTTACCCACCACAGGGGAGCTACTGCACCAAACGTCAACGATATGTTTATCGTAGGCGAGAGGCTGTCGTAGAATACCTTACTGTGGACGATAAGGACAGGATCCTACTTCCTTCTTCAAGCTACAAGCGTTTGAAGAGGAGGAAGTCGAGCCTTCCAGGGCTCTACTACTCGTTCATTGGTGGCTACATAACAAATAGCTCAAAACCTCGTAAGAAAGTCAATGGGGTGATACCCATCGGTCTTTCCCAAGGGGAATCTCCGAGCTATCGAACGGTAACGAGGGTTGCTCCCTTTTGGGGACCTTCGTTACAACAGAGGCGGAGTGCACCGTTCTCTGATTATTGGCAGCGGTGGTGTACCGCGGCTTGCTCAGATACTGAGTGAGCTTCTGGGGTTAGATTAACCCTCCTGGG